TACGTCAATGGTACAAGCGATGTGCATTCTACAAAAAGAATGGGTATACAATTACACAGACCTCGTTCGATGCATATACACCTGACGTATCGCAGTGGACAAATAAACGAACTCCTGCGAAGACGAAGACGTGTGCGCCTCGTAGCGCAGGCGCAAAAGCGAACACACACGAATCAGTGATTGCCCTACTAAATCGAAACGGGTTAGGTGGTGCAGAGACGTCTACAGATTTAGAAATGGATTTGGAGCCTGGAAAAATCAGTTCTGAAGATACGATATTCTCTGAATGTTTTATTTCTATAAAGAAATGAGCTTATGAATAGTATATTGGTTATTATGAGCATAAATGGTCATAATAACATAATTATTTAATATTTTAGATAAATGAACCACTGCCTTTTGCATTGGCCATGTCGTAGAACTTGTATCCCTCACTGGCATCGATAGGTGCAGGTGATGCCAAATTAAGTTCATCGGCTACAAGTGACCTTCCAGGCATGGAATAAGAAATAGTGCTTCCTCCTCTCTGAGCATGTGTGCGTCTTCCTTTTCTTCCCTTCTTTCCCTTCTTTCCCTTTGTTTTTTTACCAGCCTTTGACTTTTTGTGGGACTTTGTCTTTTTACTTGCTCTTCTCTTTTTACGCGTGGACAACAAACTTGTGGTCATTTTCTTTAGGCTATTTATGCCTTTAGACAACTTTGCTAGATCAGCGGTAGACATGATGTCGTATATATTGTATACTGATAATTATTTTTTGTATTATTTGTCCTGTTTTCTTAGTGAGAAGCATATATTTTTTGGTATTTTGGAACATTGTTTTCTTTGATGAATTTTTGGAAAATCTTGGCGGAAATGTTCTCAGGGTGAAGTGTCTCACAGATCATGTTATTGACGAGCATCTTACCGTGCTTCTCCAAGAGAACGTTGTAGAGGGTCTCACCGTTGTAAGCCACCTTCTTGACGTTTTTGCACATGTCTACAAGGTCTCTCGCCTTGATCATATCGCCTTTGTATAACACCTTGTGTTCTTTGCTGCAAAGGGTTTGCGTGGAAGGCACGTTCTTACCGATACTGTCTTTCTCAAAACAAACAATGTGCTTCTGGAGAGGACGGGTCTGGGTGATTGCTAAAATGCTCTTACCGCGAAGGGTGTGTTCGCCGGGAACCAACTGTTCAATGGCAGTTACTCCTTGATCCGTTTGGATGGGCGTGCCTGCGGGGAAACACGTGGGGGATGGTGATATATCTACTACAGTAATACCATCTTTATTACCAATTATATTGAGAGTAGGAGGACTTGTACTATCACTAATTGTCCAATTCATAGCAGTAATTGTATTTGAGTGAGCATTAACGGTTGTTATACCTGTAAAATTAAAGGCAGTGTTATCAAAAACAGTTCCAACAGCAGTTAAACTGCCTGATTCAAATGTTACAGTGGTCAAATTGTAGCAGTGCGCGAAAATAAAACCTCCTACGGTCTTCAGTGATGCAGGTAAAGTAATGCTTCCATTCAGACCTGTTTGAGAAAAGCCACTACCACCAATCATCTCCAGTTGACTGCCGCTATCGAAGCTCGCCGAGGTCAAACCGGAGCAGTTATTGAAAGCCCTCTTTCCTATGCTCTTAAGTGATGCAGGGAAAGTAATGTTTCCACTCAGACCTGCAAAATAAAAGGCAAGCTCACCAATCGTCGTTAGTTGACTGCCACTCTCAAAGAACACAGATGTCAAATTGAAGTATTGATAGAAAGCATGATTTTCTATTATTCTAACAGAAAATCCTCCTAAAGTATTAGGAATAGTAACTGATCCTGTTAATGCAGATCCATCCGCTGTTGCAGACCTCCAAGAACCGGTACCGATACTAGCATAAGTATTTCCATTTTCCAAATAAGTGGTATAGTTCCATGTGACGTCGTTAATAGTCTCTTGAGGCATTATTATATATAAATTGTATATAATATATCTAACCCGGATTTTCATATACGGTGACCAGTGACGCGACCTATATCATGTATTTCGGATGCGTTTACGATATGGCTTCCACGGGATGCATTCTTATATGGCTCCCATTTATTGATTTTAGGTAAGTATCGACATAGTAGTTGATACGCTTTGTCAATATGTACGTATTTGTCTTCTGCAACATTCTCGAAGTCATCGTCATCATCACTTTCTTCTAGGAGGTCTAGATTTTCGTTTTCTTTAATCTTCCTAAATAGTTTGTTCATAAACCTGCTTGTTTCATAACTTTGAACTGCGGCAAATCCGTGAAACCCTTCACTGGTTTCAATGCGATATACATCGTTTTGGATCTCAGGTGTGACCAAGAAGACTGCATCAGAAACTCGTACTCTTCCGTTTCGGATACCTTTATAGTCAATATATTTGGAGTGCGAACTAGCACATTTTTCCGCAGGTTTTTCGACAGGGACTATCGTCATGTTAGACATGGATACGTTTACTACTGAGTTGTCTTTACGACTGCTATATCTGTATTGTACCGCGGCTACTGGATACGGAATAGAACGTAACTGATTGAGTAGTTCGTCATGAGATATAGTATCTCCTGAAGACATCATCGGGAGACCGATGACAACTTGGTCTGGAAAATAACTAATTTGTTTGATTTCATGTCGAAATATGGTTTCAAATAAATGTAGTTTATTTACATAGTCAGTTCTATTATATGAGGTACCCTTGTATGAATATACGTCATATATCGTAACTGTTTTCAAGTTTGTGATGTGTGAGAACGTACCCATGACAACAGTTCCTTTACCGTATGCAAGGCTGCTATGAAAGCAAGTTTTGATAGGGTATCTTTTACCCATTCGGTTCGCATCTGTTAGTTCAATGAGAATACATCTGTTATTAGATTCTGTATTTTCAGGTCCAGATGTTTGTGCAGAGGATGTGCTTGTGAACCACAGGAGACACCGTTTGCCTTCTGGGATTGCGACGATGACGTCTGCGTTATGAACATGTTGATGTCCCTGTGTTTCTTTGAGGAAATGAACATGTGGAATTCCTGATAATTCTGGTTGATTTTCGCGATTATGTATAAGATGATCTGACCGCACACGTGTTTTGCTTTGATTATGATGCGTCTGTTGTTGTTGTCGCATTTGTTGTCGTTGACGTTGAAACTGTTGTGTATTTTGTTGTCGGTCTCCATGTTTGTGCGCGCGTGATGTATCTGGTCGGTTCATGACTGAGAACAATAGTTATATGTAATATCTATAAAAGGTCTAAATCAATTTCACCTGTTCCCATTATGATATGCTACACCTATGTGATATTCTCCATAAATGCTTTTAATTCTTCTTGCATGTCTTCTTTATTCGGAACAATAATTTTATTATTGAGTATAGTAGGTTCATGCAACGCGGGTTGAACCGATGTTGCTACAATAGATTGGTGGGTGGATTGAGATGTATTTAGATCTGCAGGTTGCTCTCTATTTTGAATGATGCGAGCCATGTCTTCATACATTTTCTTAGAGTCTCGTAATGCGCTATTTATTCTCTCTCCTCCATTTCCATTAGGGTTTTTTTTAGTATTTGTTGTGTAATAATCCCATAACATATGTGCTGCATAAATTACTAATAATGATACAACTGCAATCTTTATTACAATAAAAATCCCCATTCGATTATTCTTAGCGTATTATAGATAGTAAAATATTAACTTCCCGTATAAATAACTTATTGTCTATGTCATTTTCTTGTGTAAAAAAATACATGTCCGTGGGGACAAACTTATAATACTTATCTTCAACATGTTCTGTGAGTGCTGAACTTATATTAGATGCGTTTCTTGTGTACGTTCCTTCAACAATTAAATGTATTCCAGAACGTTTTCCTACACAAAAATGCAACAACTCTTTCTTGATACGAATATGGTCATATGGAATTTGAGAGTCTACTGTTTTTTCCACAAAGTGGCTATTGTCTAGGGTGAACCCCCCATCAATTACTTGGGGAGTTATGTCGATAGGAAATAACCTAAATAGTTTATTGTTTCGCATAGTGTAAATTCCTTCATCTGAATAAATCATATCTGTTGTGGTTTTTTTCATGTAATATGGGTCAAGGTTTGTCCATTTATGTACAATTTCAGATGGATAAAAATTAGTGATGTATACTTTTGGCATATCAATAACTTAATAGACACAAAAGCATCTAAACCGTTTATCGTAATATGAAGTAGACAATGGCAACAAATATTGGCGTATTGATTGTTGAAAAGGCTGGCACACTAAAGCCATTATGTGTAAAGATTTATAACGAAACTGAGTTATACAAGCGTTGTGGTTTCAAGTCGAATACCAATTTTCATAAACGATATGACTGGTGTGTCACTAGAGACGATAAATGTTATACTATTGCTGCCTATGGAAAAGATGCGGGGCGAATAGGATTCGAGAATAATTATAGTTTCCCTCCACCTCTTAACACAATATCTCTTTTTGGGAACTGTGTTTTAGTATTGTATGTTGAGGACAACTCCAGTCCAGGGACATCTATTGTTGAATCACTCACCGTTGATTTTTGGAATAGTCTAACAACCGAAATGGCTACAATCAACCCTGATGACAATATCTATTCTGTTCCAAAAGTTTCGAATACCAATGGATATTTAAATAATGAATTAGAGACAGATAATATTACCGTTCTGAATGACAATACTATATCAAGTGACGATGACAGTAATATATCGGAGTTGGTTGAGGAAGAATATCTCATTGAATAATATGCGGGCATTGTCAAAATTGAATGCATATAAACATTATGTAAATTATACATATATCTATCTAGTCGTTCATCTCATATTAATATGAAGATTGATGCCCCAACAGAGTTCCGTTCTAAGATGCGAGACCGTTTTGACACCTATATGCACAACAAAACAAGGAGCATAAATCTAGAGGTTGGCATATATAATTATGCACTTAAAGAGGCCATTACTCGCAAGGTTGTTCGTAAGTGGGACAACGAACATTTTGTCCAACTCTATATCGATCGCCTGCGTACCGTTTACACCAACCTGCAAAACCCTGCAATTCTTGAACAGTTACAGGACAACTCCATGACCGCACAAGCATTTGCGTCTATGAGTCACCATGAGATGCTTCCGGCCAAGTGGGAACCACTTATTCAGAAGAAGATTATCCGAGACAAGACAAAATATGATACACAGATTGAGGCAGCAACTGACACGTTTACATGTAGAAAGTGCAAATCAAATAAATGTACTTACTACCAGATGCAAACGCGTTCGGCGGATGAGCCGATGACGACTTTTGTGAGTTGTATTGATTGCGGAGCTCGATGGAAGTGTTAAGTTATAATATTTATGTAGATATATAGTATAGATGGTGTGCAAAATAAGCTGCTCTATTTCTCTTGTCTTTCTGATAGGAATGGTTTACATGACTACCATCATGTCAGACACTGAAGCGATGCGCAAATACAAACAACAGATCCCTAACAAGTTCAAAGCATTATACCAAGACATTGTAGAAGAGCGTAGATGTATCTATTATACTGGTTATGGAATAGGGATCTTTGTGGCGATGCTATTTATCCTATTCAATAATATGGTGCTGGACAAAACATTTTCTACTACATCGATGGTGTGCATAACAACATCAACTGCATTTATTGTTAATTATTTATACTACATTCTTACACCAAAGACAAACTACATGTTAGACCACCTTGAAACACCTCAACAAACACGTGCATGGTTAAAGATGTATAAAATGATGCAATTCCAGTATCATATGGGACTAGTCGTTGGAATCATTGCTGTTGCTATTTTGTCTTACGCATGGTGTAGCAAATAAAACTCGATTCACATGTAATATGTATATGTTATATGTGAACAACTTAAAGGGTTTTCCGTAGATATTGTATATATAGAGTATATCTACGGAATAGTAACTGATATGGACCATTCTACAAGTACTACGATTAACCATAACAGAAAAAAACGAATACCATTATCATGGACAGTGAAAGATATTGTACATAAAGTAGAAGACAATATTCTAAAAAAACCAAAGTCTGGACGCAATGCAACAGATTGGGCTGACCATCCTATAGAGGTTCGTTCAAAAGAAAAGGTATCTACGCAAAAATATATTATGTCCCTGTTGTTGCGGGGTTCAGCTCCAGAGACCATTATGGTAAATAAAAGAGATGATGGATGTGAATACGCGATAGATGGAAATCATAGAATATTTGCTAAGGTACGTTTTTATAATCACCCTCTTAGAATATTTAAAGAATATCGCGATGATTTGTGGAAGTTTATAGAAAAAACATATGAAAAAGAAATCCAAGACGAACTTAAAGAAATATTTAACAACTTCAATTATACTGAATTAATTGATATTAATTATAGACGCTTTTTTAGGACAAAACCACTTGGTACTGACACTAACTGGTACGATAAATACATGAAACCCTATGTCGAAGATTGGGATAATTTTTGGGATGGAAATGAACATGAGAATATTCCATCGTTTAAAGATTTATTTATCACGAAATGTAATGATAATGAGAAACTTAAGTTTACAGATATACCAACACCAGTGAGTTATTCCATTGGTTTGACTGAAGAGGAAGAACAACAGGAATACATCAATGTAAATCAGTTTAAAAACAGTCTTACAGATACGGCCACGTCAGCTGCATTATTAACAACAACAGATTTTAACATCGAAGATACGACTGTTGAAACTAATATCATTGATGCATGTATTGAATACTACGAAAAACGTAGCGAAGATGAACTTATATATTGTCATAAACAAACTAGGGACGGTCCTCTCGACGGATTTGGTTTTTTAATGGGATACCAACTTTGGTGTCATAAGAGATGTAAATTTATCGACTCTCCTATAGACCCCAAATCAAATTATGAGTTATTTTTGAAAGTATGGAGAAGTATTTTTAACATACATGGTATTGATTTTGATTATAGTATCACAACTGATAACGTTAATATCTTTATTGGCTACATAGAATATGTAATGAACATATTTATTAAGGTAAATCTACAGATTTGTCCTGAACATATTTCTGACAATTTAAAGGCACCTAATACAACTTCATATTCATTGCAGGGCAACAATATTCTTGTGATAATTATGGCTATATCTGGGTGGTTCAACTGTAACAAGAAATGTAACAAGAAGTCTGATAAGTATGTAGTAACAAATGTATCGTTGGCTATATTGTATCACTATTTTGTACATAAAATTATAAACAAAGATAATGCAGATATGCAAAGTAAAAAGAAAGGGTTCGGAGCGTATGACTCTCTTCGTACTTCATATGATGGTGCTCGATTAACAAAAGTATGTCATGAATATTTTACCGATCCTGATTTTCTAACAAGAAAGATCTTAAAAGATATAATGAGAGAGGTAATGAAAATATTGGTTAAGCAAAGTCTCGATGAGAGGCTTTATGAAACACGCACAAATGAACCCAATAAACCTAAAAAAGATAAACGTCGGGCTAGAACTATTTTTGAAGTTTTATTATGGTCCCACATGTTCAAAAGCAGGGTTCCATATAATTTAACGAACAATATTTATGAAAATGAACATTTATTTTGTTTCAGTAGTGATTGGGGAACTGATAAGAAATTAGATATTGATCGTCTAGGTAATAGTTTTCCTATCATTAAAAAAATTAATAGAGCACGAAGTAATTTCCACATTAAAAAATACTATGAAATTGAAGAGGAACATAATATAGAATTTATGAAATATATTAAACCAGTTATACCATCTAATGAAAGATATGATACAATTGTAAGTCATGATACAAAATCTCATATCATTAACCCAGAGGAATACAATAAGTTCTGTGAGTCTAATGAAGAAATATATATAGAGAATATGCTTAATGAATACTTTTAACTACTTTTTGTGTAATATCATTTTTTGAACAATCTTTCCAGTGTGTTTATTTTTGGCAAGCATAGTAGTTCCTTCAAATGAGTGTATGTAGTCGTTCTTAAATGTAATGGGTGTTTCTTTTGCAGACTTCTTCATAGCATCAGCGCACATTT